AGACACGGCGTCTCGGATTGTCGCAATCTGCTTTGACTGTAGATCAGCCCAGTGGTCGGACAGCTTCTTGTGGCGGTGCGTGTCCACCAACATACCGGTGTCTTCCATCTCGATGACGGCGGGCACCATGCCATCCAGCATGTCCCACGCCTGCAGGTGCAGCTCGTCGGCCCGGTCGTACCAGTGCTGGAACAGATCCCAAGTATCGACCGCGTCTTTGTAGGCGTAGTCGAGCTGCGACTGCGTCAGCTCGACGGCAGCCCAGTTGCTGGCCTGCTCGGTCTTATCCATCTGCCGGTCGAGATCCCAGTCGACCACTTGCTTGAGGCTGTACCGCCCGCCGCCAAGGATGGCGCGGCGCAGGAAGCCTACGTCCTTACAGCAGGTGTCGGGTGCACCGGCAGCGATAAACCAGCGCAGCTCGAAGCCGCTGTTGAATACGATCCACCGGCCCCGGTCGAACCTACTGGCGCAGGCGTCGAAGCCGCCGGGTATCTTGCAGAAGTCTACGACCGCGCCAGCCGTGCCGTCGTGCAGGCTGACCAGCCGGACCTTACCGTCCGCCGGTCGCAGAGCCGTCGTCTCGAAGTCGAGAGCGCAGTAGTTGTCGCCGACCCTGTCGAGGTAGGCGGCTAAGTCTTCGGCGTGTGTGATTAGTTTGTACATGGCAAAGCGGGGGCGGCGGTAGGAGACCAATCCGCGCCGCCCCCTAGCTCCCTACTTCTTCGTCAGCTTCTTAGGCTCGACGCCGTTCAGGAGATCCTCCAGCGGCATGTTGCCGTCGAAGAATGCGGTCGCAGCTTCGCGGGTAACCCAAGCCTCGATAATGAACTTGGGCTTCCAGTTCTTCTGACCCTGCGCCTCGAACTCCTCTTTCTCGAAGCGAATGATCGGAAGGCTCGGCTGCGCCTTACCGGCATTACCGGCAATGCTGTTCATCACGTCCTCGACAGCGTTCTTCGCCGAGACCGTGTTGGTGGAGAACTTGTACTGCTCCCCACTGCCGTCTAGTGCGATGACGCCAAAGCCACGGGACGTGAACCAGCCCTCTCCTCGACCCTCGTTGTAGGGTCCGTGGTCGTCCAGCTCGTCGCGGCCTACCTCCCGGTCCTTGAGAAGGTACGGCCACTCGACACGGCCAACCGGCTTGCCATCCTTCCAGCAGATCCAGCCCTTGAGGGCAGTCATAGGCTCGAAGAAGAACAACCGCTCGGGGTCCATGTCGTCCTTATCGCGGCCAGCACGGTAACGACCGAGCTTACCGGAGAAGTCGATATAGGTCAGGTTGTCCCGACCCGTGTAGCCATCCTCCTGCTGGGCGTCGCGGATAGCCTCCGCCAGCGCCTCGTCAGAGAGAACAGGAAGCTCGACCTTGTCGAGGAACGTCGTCAATGCATTACTCATAGTTTCACCTTTCACGTTACACGTTTCACAGTAAGGCGCTCGACAGGAGCGCCCGTCTTCTCGAACGGGGACAGGTTTATCCCCGCCGCCGCAACAGCCTTCTTATCTAGGCTGGTACGTCCCTTGGTCGTGGACAGCGACACCTCGATGTCCCCGACAATTAGTTTGCCTGCACCGCGCAGGCCGGAGCGGAGATCCTCTTTGAGGCTGTCCTTCTCCGCCTTGATCTGGTCTTCCATGTCGGCCAGCTCGACGTAACGAACGGCCGCCTTATCGAACCCTGCAGGGCGGCGAGCGGGCAGCGGGTTACGCGCCTCAGTCACGCCGCACACCTCAGTGAACGGGCAGTATTTACATTCGCCGGTGCGCTTGCCTTCCCGGTCGATAGTCTCGGCCTTAGTCAGGCCGAACAGTTTCTTGGCGCGCTTGGCATAGGTGTCGAGAATGCGGTCGTCGGCATCGATCTGAAACTCGAACATGCGGTTGTGGTTCGAGGCGTCGACGTACAGCAGCCAGCCGCTGCGCAGGTTGTAGCCAGCCTTTTGGTTCAGCAGCGCCATAGCAATGCGTAGCTGCGTGATGTGGGCGGGCTTGGGTAGGCGGCCGGTGTTGGTGCGGGGATCGATGGACTTGATCTCCAGCCCCTCCCACGGCCCGCCGTCGAACGAGATGACACCGTCCGGCGTAGCCGACAGGCGGCGCTTGTCGTCCTGCAAGCTGACCTGCAGGTCGCCCACACGCTCGACCGCCACATCGTTCATCTTCTCGAAGCTCTCTACAACGTAGCGTTCCACGTTGTTGCCACGGCGCGCGAAGCCCCAGTCCTGCTCGGCAGCCAGCTCAGGCTGGTTCTTGCTGTACCACAGCATCCTCATGCAGGCGTCAGCCTCCGAGCTGTTAAGGAACTGGGAGCGGTCAAACCCCCAGTCCTTGTCAGCCTCCATGAGATCCCGGCCACGCAGGATGGCATCACGCACACTATTCGGCACAATAGGTCTCCCCACATAAACTGTATTGGCGCTCAAGCGCGCCGTTCCAAACAAACATCAGCGCATACACGGCGAGCACTACGCCGACAGCCTTAAGCAGCAACATCGTCTTGCTCCATCAGCTTGCGGTGCTCAGACCGCTTGTTACCAGCAATGCGTCCGACGGCCTGAGACAGCGGGTCGTCGCTGGTCAGGATGTCGACGTGCACATGCTCGGTCTGGCCCATGCGGTGCAGCCGAGCGTAGAACTGATCCATGACGGACGGGGACCAGTCTTCCTCGACCACGACGATGCGGTTGCCGCCGTGCTGCAGGTTCAGGCTCACGCCCATCGCAGCGATCTGGCCGACCAGCACGTCGAGGTCGCCGTTGTTAAATGCATCCTGCAGCTCCGACTTGCGGCTGCTGCTAGTGCGGCCGTCGAGGGCATCGACGCGCAGGCCAGCAGCGCGCAGCTCGTCAACGAGGCCGTCGATGACACTGGTGTGCCACGCACCTACCAGCAGGGCACCAGCGCCGCTCTCTGCGCGATCTAGGATAGCTGCAGCAGCCGAGCTGATCTTGGCCTCACCGACTTTGCGGCGGGCAGTGGCGATGTGCTCGTCGTTCTGCGAGATAGCCATATCGATCTGCGCGGCCGACATGCTGGAGAGCTGCTTGAGCATGGCCTTGAAGTCGGCGTCGCCGGACAGCTTGATCTCCAGCCGATTGATGGTCAGCGGCGGCATGGCAGCCCAGACCTCGGCCAGCTCGCGGCGGACAGCAAGGCCGCCGTCGAAGAGCCAGTCGTTCAGCTCGTCGGTGTGGCGGTTGCCGACCGTCACCATGATCGGCTTGGTCTGCTTCGAGCTGTAGTATTTGGCCTGCGTGACGCAGTAGCGCAGCCGGAACTTATCGAGCGTCGCGCCACCGCAGCGCTGCGACAGACCCTGCAGGTCAGCGCGGCACAGGAACGGGTACAGGTCGTCGTTCCAGCGGGTGCTCGGCGTGCCGGTCAGGAACCAGCAATGCTTCACGCTGCTAGCAAGGCCGCCGCGACCCAGCAGCGCCTTGGTGCGCTTGGCCTTGATGGATTTGCAGGCGTGCGCCTCATCGAGGACCAGCGTGCAGGCACCAAGCTGGGCCAGCTCGGCGGCGCGCTTGGTCGCAATCTCGTAGGACATGACGAGTGCGCCGGGGCCGAGGGGGATCTTGGTCTTGCCAGTCTTGATGATAGTGGCAGGGATGCCGAGGAACTCCTCGAACTCGGACGCCCACATGCGCAGGCTGATCGGCGGGCCGACGATGATGTGCTTATCGCCAAGCTGGCCTACGAGGCGCATGGCTTCGAGGGCGGTCAGCGTCTTGCCGCTGCCCATGCCGGAGAAGTTGCCAGCGAAGGAGCGCGCCGCAAGGAACTGCGCGTCTTCGATCTGATGGGGTAGTAGCTGCTTTGTCACGTTGTCACCTTTCACGTTATCACTGATGTCAGTGCTTATTTAATTGATATGCTCGAACGGGTCAAGGGGTGCATATTCGCCCAGCATCTCGCGGGCTAGCTCAGGTCGGACGCCGTGCTCCAGCAGGAACTCCAGCGCCCGGCGGCGAGTGATCCGCCCTGCCTCGATGTTCTCGATGAGCAGGGCGGGGTACAGGATGTCATCCATAGTAGTCCTCGTTTTCTGACATGCTTGCGGCGGTCTCAAGATAGTCGGAGATCATACCGTCGAGATCGTCATTGTCGAACATATCGACGACGTAGACGCCGAAGCGCCAGACTTCTTTCTCCACCTCGGGGCTGTTGATCTTGCGGGAGATGTCGCGGATGGTCTTGCCCATTCCGGGCATCACGGCTTTGCGGGTGAACCAGTCGGTCGGCACGTCGTCGCGAACGCTGCGGGCCAGTGTCAGGGCGGTCTGTACGAGGGTCTGGTCGTCTTCCATGTGGCGGTTCATTGGTGGTCTCCTGTTGTTGATGAGATGAATATAGGGTGTCAGGCACTGATTACAACCCCCCTAAAAAATATTTTTGTCAGTGCTTGATATCAGTGACTGACATCCCTATATTGGTGGTGTCGAACAACACAGGAGACCACCGACATGGAAAAGCTAGCCCTCCCAACCGATGCCACGCGCGGCCCCAACTGCGGCCTGACCGCCCTCGCCGTTGTCGCAGGCGTCACGCTGGCCGACGCCACCGCCGCTTACATCCGCCAGTACCCGCGCTACGTCGGCAGCAACTGGAAAGGTGGCACGCGCTGGACCTACACGATGCAGGCGGCCAAGCACCTCGGCGTTCGCTACGTTGACGACACGCCGCTCGATCCGCGCTACACCATCCGCATTGCCAAGCGCATGACCCTCAAGACGTTCGTCAAGAAGCACGCGACGCCGGGGCACCGGTACATGATCCGCACCACCGGCCATGTGCAGGTCGTGCAGGACAACATGGTCATCGATCAGGGCGGCGCCCGTCACATCGACGAGTATTTCGGCGCAGGCAAGATCGTCAAAGACG